GGGCGACTATTTGGCGGCGGGCTTCTACCCACAGGTAGGGTCTCCGTCTTCGTATGATGCTGCTAAACAGACGCAGACTGGCCCAACCTACGCTGTCGTGGGTGAGACCGTTGAGCGCACCTGGACAACTGCTAACAAGCCGATTGGTGTTGTGCGCGATGAGCAGAAGGCTATTCTCGCTGCTAACCGATACGCACTTGAGATCGCCGGTATTACCGTTGACGGCGCTGAGATTGATACATCTCGCGCATCCCAGTCTATGTTGGCTGGGGCATCGATAAGTAGTGACCGGGACGAGGCGAAGATTTTCGACTGGAAGGGCACTAACGGCTGGGTCAGCCTGGATAAGGCACAACTCGCTGCGATAGTTTTTGCTCTGGGCGATCATATAGAGGAGTTGTTTTCGGCAGAGCGGGTGGCGTCTAATCTCATCGATGCCGCAACCACGGTGGAGGCGGTTCTTGCTGTGGATATCACTCTGATCGGGTAAAACCATAGTTAGAAAATAGTCATGATGCAATCCACCATACAAAAATCCTCGGACACCGTAGTAGGGGTCTCTTTAGTCGCAGGAGGAGCAACCGGTTTCACCGCACAAAGCCTAGTCGAGTGGGGCAGCCTCATCGTAACCCTTGGCAACGTCATCTTGGTTATCGGCGGCATGTACATTATGTATGTGCGGCTGAAACAATCCAGAGGGAAAAACCGACGCAAAGGAGACTGACATGAAGGCCTTTATTCTTGCCATTTCTTTTCTGCTGTTCGCGAGCCCTGCCCTTGCGGGCGGTCACTGCGCCCCTCGAGAAGACATGCTCGAGTTCCTTGGACAGAGATACAAAGAGGCAGCGGTCATCATAGCAGAATCAAGTCAGGGGGGCACGGTTATCATCACCGTCGATCCCCTGAGCGGTGAGTGGTCATCTCTCTCCCAACAGCCCAAGGACCCTAATATCTGCGTTGCGGGTTCGGGTAAGGGCCACAAGTTCGGAATGGATCAGTTTAAGGTTGACGACAAGGGGGTTAAGCCTCTATTTGTGGGCCGAGCCCACAACGGGTTTCTTGTCTTCCTGATAACGCCTGACGGCTGGCAACTGGACGTTATTTATGATTCGCAGCCCCCTGTGTTCGGTATAGCGTCGGGGCCGAGTTTCACACTAAAAGAATACTCCCGGCCAGAAGGTAACGACTCTGAGCCCGTTACGGATATGCCTCCGTGGGTTGGGGAAGAAGTATGACACGACCTGACGGCAAGAAGAATGATATCCTGGTGTTTATGGCAGCTATGGCGTTTGCCGTTATCCTGGTGGTTGCCGCCAAGATATCGAACTCGGATCCTATTGAAAGCGTATGTGCGCAGTATTGGCGGATTGCCGATATGCTGTACGCGCAAGGCCAGGAACCTACGGCTCAATTCATACCTTCGGGAGCGACGCACATTGTTGTGATCTGGGCGGAACCTTATGACCCAGAGAACCCAGACAAAAACAGGGTCTGGACATCCTTGGCTATCTCCGAAGTCCCAAACACCACGGCCTGCACTATCGGCGGAGGCGACCACTTCAAACTATTTCGGGAATAAAATGGCCTATTTCGGAAAACACTCCAAGGCGCGTCTGGGGACCTGTGACCCGTGTCTACAGGACATATTCCACGACGTGATTCTGGCCCTGCCGTGGACAGATTCTGTGTCTGGCATCACCATAGATGACTGCTCTATTATCTGCGGGCATCGCACGGAGGAGGCGCAGGACCTTGCTTTCAAGGAGGGTGCTTCTCAGGTTGAGTGGCCCAACAGCGGGCACAACGGCCTGCCGTCCTTGGCCGTTGATGCCATGCCTTACCACTCGGCGCGGCCCAACATACACTGGTCAGACGTTGACGAGATGGAGGCTTTCAGCCACTTGGTGCATCAGTGCGCTGCTCAGAACGGCTACCGCATCAGGTGGGGCGGGGATTGGGACAGCGATGGGGTGCGCGTTGATGAGGATGAGGACGAGTCGTTTATGGACGGACCACACTACGAATTGGTGACGGAATGAAGTCCTGGGGCCGCGAATTGGCCGGGTGCGCTCTGCTGTTCTGGGGGGTACTGAGCGGGTGGTATTTCACCCTGGGCAACGTCGCGCTTGTGGTCGCTTTCACGGGCGGTTATAGTACGGCTACTATATCCATATGGGCCTTTGTCGCCACGATGTTCGGGGTGGACAAAGTGGTGAAGAACAAATGAACCTTTTCTTGATTTCTATGGGCGTTATGGCCGTTTTGTTGGCCGGTTCCGTAGTTGCCAATACATTCCAGTACGATGCCATACAGGAGGTCAACGCTTCTCTGGCAACGGAGAAGGCAAACAATGCCTCGCTCGAGGGTCTTATAGGGGAGCAGAACCAAACGATTGTACTGCTTGAAACACGGCGGGCAACGGATCAAGTAAATCTCGACGATCTAACGAACAAGTATTCCTCGACGATCTTAGAGAAGGAAAAACAAATTGCAAAACTTAACAGTTTCCGCGACCGGCTTAACAAGGCTGCGCTGGATCGCCCCGCTCTCGTTGGCAGGCTTGCTACTCGTAGCGTTAAGCGCCTGCTCCGCAATTTCTACACCGCTAGTGGTGGAGAAGAGGATAGAGCAGGTGACAGTGTTTCACCCTCCGCTGCCGACACCAATCTACCCCCCGGAACTGACAATAACGGTGATAACGCCAGGACAGACCAGACAGTGGAATGAGGACGGCGAGCCGTATGTTTATTACGGATTTAGCGAATCTGACTACCTTACCTTTTCCACTTACTTACAGGACGTGCTAAGGTACATCCGTCAGCAACACGAAGTTATTGAATACTACCGTAAGGATAAGTAGTGACTCTAGCTAAATTAAAAATTCCCGGCGGCATAATAGCCGACAGAACTAGCTACTCCACAGGCCCTGCTTGGGAGGACGGCTCCCGTGTGCGCTTTCAGCAGGGCCAGCTTGAGCCTATCGGGGGCTGGTTAGCCAATACAACCTACGATGCGACCAACGGTGTACCAAGCAAATCCAAAGTCTGGCGCGACAATAGCGACAACGACTGCATGGCCATAGGTACGAACTCGCACCTTTATTTAGTTCAAAACACCATTCTTTATGACATCACCCCTATAGACCGTTCTGTCGTTTCCACAGAGTCTGACAACGCCGTAACCACCGCAAGCGGAGATGCTACGGTCACAATCCGTGATCAGACGGGCGGCGGGCATAACGCTAGTTTGGGAGACTGGGTTGAGATATCAGGCGTCGATGCCGATATTGACGGATTGGATATCAATGGCGTGTGGCAGATTGCCACGGTCCCCAGCACAAGCACCTGGACGTTTGAGCACACAGGGACAGCCAGCGGCACCTCCTCAAACGACGGCGGCACGTCTATCGTGTTGGATTATTACCTGGGGACGGGCGCAAGCATACCCGCTACGGGCATTGGCTGGGGTGCTGACGTTTGGGGCGAAAACAGGGCATGGGGCGATGCAGGTACGGCGACATCCACCAGCCTGACAACCACGGCCTCTCTGTGGTCTTTTGCCAACTTTGGCGAGGATCTTGTGGCCTGTCGGCGCGGCGGAAAACTGTATCACTGGGACGCTTCCGTTGGAACCGGAACAAGAGCCGCAACCATAGCCAACGCCCCCGCGACAAATCTCATGGTCATGGTCACCACACCGGACAGACACTTGGTATCTATCGGCGCTCACGATGGTGCTGCCGATGATTGGATCAACGTGGCCTGGGCGGATCAGGAAACCCTGACCACTTGGACCCCTTCCTCTACCAATACTGCTGGCAGCCAGCGCCTGCCTCTTGGGGACCGTCTTATAGCATACTCCCAAACCAGGGATCAGACTGCTATATGGACGAACAAAGCCCTGTTTTCCATGGTCTTCCGAGGTCCTCCGTTCACGTTCGGTTTTCGACACCTGTCCACGGACTGCGACCCCATAAGCCAGAACGCGGCCATAAGCCAGGAATCTTCCGTTTTCTGGATGGGTCGGAGTAACTTCCATGTGTTTGATGGGGCGGAGCAAATACTGGCCTGCCCGGTCAGGGATTATGTATTTGACGACATCAATGACTCATACAAGTCCCTTGTGTTCGGAGGGCAAAACCTAGAATTCACGGAGATATGGTGGTTCTACCCCTCCGCAGCATCAAATGATTACCCTGATAAATATGTCACTTTCAACTGGACTTCGGGTGAGTGGTCGGTGGGTGCCATGTCGCGGGTGACGTGGAACGCTGAAGAGGCATGGAGAAACAAGCCTTTTACTTTCGGATCAGACGGGGCGTTTTATGACCAGGAGACAGGGCTCACGGCCAATGGCTCCGCCCTGAACTGGTCTGCGGAAACATCTACTTTTGAAATTCCTGAAGCAGGGGACGACATGTTTTTCATTGATAGATGGGTTCCTGATATCGAGGATCAGACAGGCGACATTACTTTCACCGCATATTACCGGAAGTATCCTCGCGCCACGGAAAGCAACAAAACCTTCACCATATCCACCTCAACCAGTAAATTCAATAAGAGGATACGGGGTCGCCAGCTTCGCCTCAAGTACAGCGCCACGGCCACGAGCAGCTTCGCCAAGATAGGTGACATGCGGGTAGACTTCAGGAAGGATGGCCAGCGATGACCGCCCCCGTAATTGGCCCCTTAGGGCAACCGCCTGTGGAATACGACCAAGTGTTTATGAGGCGTCTGATTGACCGCCTGGATCAAATCCATCTTTTACTAGCACAACCAGCCCAAACAGGGTATGCTATGAGCAATGTAACGATAACTCGTGTTCTTGATGCGGATTCAACTTCTACTGCGGAGCTCGCTGACGTGATAGGAACTCTTATTGACGATCTGAAGGCCGTGGGGAGGCTGTCTAAGTAATGACGCATCCAAGCACAGTACAGACTCGGGTGCCTGTTTCCTCACCGGCACTTAGCCCTTATCAGGTACAGAATTACGGCGGACCCTTCGGGTTGCCGTCCTATCGCTTTCTGTCATCTGAAACTGGTCCCGAGGTCGAGCTTCCAGGAGGCGGATACCACGAACCTTCATCTCGAGATCAATTGCGTATAGCAGACGATCTTCAGAAGCCCTCCTTATGGGAAGGTGTTGGCAAGCCCTTGATTACGGCTGGCGGGCTTTATGCCACGGAGGGTATCCGAGACAATCTAAATGCTAACCGATTTGCAAACCCTGACGCAAGCTATTTAGGCAGCCTGGGTGAAGCGGCGTCGGATTTCGGCAGGGATACCTACGACACTGTTGCCGGGGGCGCACGTAACCTATTCGGGGGGTTCGGGGGTTTTAATGCTCCTGACCTGACTACGGAAGGCGGCGCTATTACGCCACAGGCTTATAGCGACACCTTTTTAAACGTCCCCTCCGCAACTGGCAGAGCCCCGTCCCCAGCAGGGGAGAAGCCGTCTGCACCCTCAATCTTCGCTCCCACAAGTATGTTTGACCAGAACTACAGCCTGTCGGCAAACCTGAACTATGAACTTCCGGGAATGACCTTCGGGTTCGGAGCCAAGAGCCTGCTGCGTATTCTCAATGGACAGAGCGTCGGCGGCGCGGTTAAAGACGCCGCTATTAGCGAAGGCATCCGGTTCGTCGGCAACCAGATATTCCCCGGTCTCGGCACTGTCGCCGGTATCGTCAACGATTTCTTCGGCTTTTTCTAGGAAGACTAATGGAACACACAGAACAAATGCAGGTGGCAACCCTACAACGACTGAAGGCCCTCACACCGGAGGATCGTCAGGCACTGGGTCAGGTCAGCGCGCAGGTGGCGCACGTCCTGATGAAACTAATGCCAGAGGCTGATTTCGTCTTCAAGCAACTGCCCGCTGTCAAAGAGCAGTATGCAGGTGAGACGCAAGCCCTCAAGGGTCAACTCCAGCAGATGGCGGGACAGCCTCAGGAAGCTGGCGCTCTGGGGGCACTTGGCGGTGGACGTTAGACGGGCAGAACTTACCGATATCACTTCCTTGCTTCTTCTTCTGAGCGTAATGCAGGAAGAAGCTGGGAAGGAAAATGTTGACTGGTTCAAAGTATCCCATACAATGGTGGAGTGTATTCGAGGCGGACTGCTGCTTGTTTACTCCACAGAGGAAGGACTCATTATTGGCTCCATAGGAGGTTCCATTTCTTCGGAGTGGCATTCTACTGAAGCACTGCTTGGCGACTACTGGTTCTTTGTTCACCCTGAGCACCGCAGCAGCCCCGCCGCTTTCAAGTTGATGAAGTCCTGGAAAGCACTGGGCGAGGACATTGGCCTGACGATCAAGGCCGGACATACCCTGGGTTCGGACATCGAGCGGAAGGACAATATGTACGAGAAACTGGGGTTTACTAAAACGGGTGCTTTGTTTGAAAGGATTCCCCATGGGCGGGCTGTGCGTCAATAGTATAGACACCTCTGTATCACACCAGGAAACTCTTAGTGGTACGGAGATCCCGGAGTGGGTTAGTCAGCAAGGGCAGCAGATATTTGGCCAAGCATCGGCTCTGGCCCAGCGCCCGCTTGATCTGTACCCGAACCAGCGCAACGCGGGCTTCGCTCCTGATGAGGTGGCGGGCTTCGCGCAGACCTGGAATAACCAGGGAGCCTACCGCCCTTATTTAAATCAGGCGGGACAGCAGTGGGGCGAGCAGTCCGCGGTTGACCAGTACACCAATCCCTTTCAGCAGAACGTCACGGACATCACCAAGCGGGAACTCAACCGTGATTTTGCTATGCAGAACGACCAAAACGCTGCAAACGCAGCGCAGGCGTCTGCTTTCGGGGGCGCTCGTCACGGTATTTTGGATGCAGAAACCCAACGTAACCAGATGCAGACCTTGTCTGACGTACAGTTTCAAGGGGACCTGCTGGGCTATCAGAACGCCCAGAACATGTTCACATCCGACCGGGCGCGGGCGTTACAGGTTGCTCCGCAGGCGTCACAGCTTGGCTATCAGGACGCGGCTGCCTTGGCCAACATCGGGCAGGCCCAGCGCGGCCTCCAGCAGCAGAACCTCAATACGGCATATTCAGACTTCCTCGAGCAGCCTACCGCATGGTCAACTTTGCATTAGGCACGTTGCAAGGAACGCCATACGAAACCCAGACGTTCAACCAGCAGTCCCTCACTTCTCAAACTCCTGGCGGATCACCGTTTGGTCAGGCCGCAGGTGCCTTGGCGGCACTCGGCGGCGCTGGCGGATTGTTCGGAGGTTAATGATGGCACTTCCTCTCGCGTACGCCGACCCTCTCGTCGATCCCCTTCGGCCTCCCGAAACCTGGCGTCAGCCGTTTGTTCCGATGCCTCAGCCTATTATTCGCGCAGGAGTAGGACTGCCGCCGAGGCAGCAGCAAGGCGCACTTCCTCTTCCTGGCACAGATCCTACGGCCACACCGCCCCCTATCAAGGTGGACCCAGGCAATCCGTACCTGACGCAGCGCATACAGGACAACCCTAACGCCTACGGCCTACTGGCCGGTGGACTTGAGACCATACAGGCTGCTTCGCAGCCCGGTGCCAACGCACTGGGGTCAATTGCCGAAGGCGTGACAGGCGGCATCAACGCCATGTTAAGCATGGAGTCACAGCAGGCCGCTAAGGCAGAGGAAACTCGTCGGTGGGAAGCAGAGCAAGCGGTCAGAGTAACAACGGCCAAAGGCAAGTCCCTTGCGCAGATTGCCGCAGAGGCTGCAGCCAAACGACCCCCCACGCAGACGCTTGCGCAGATTGCCGCAGAGGCCGCAGCCAAACGACCCCCCACGCAGACGCTTGCGCAGATTGCCGCAGAGGCCGCAGCCAAACGACAAACCCCTGAGCAGGCGGCTGCTGTGGCAAGAGCCCAAGCAGAGGCCCGCCTTTCTGCGGGCAAGGGCAGAATCACCAAAGCTGCGGACGGGTTTCATTATTACGACAACGGGGAAAGGGCTTTTCCTGATGTTGAAAAGCCTGAGGATGAGGGTTTGCGACGCCGCTATCAAAACGCGGGTCTTTATGTGAATCAAGAAACAGGGGAAATTATTGGCGAAGGCGTTTTTGATACCACCGACGGCGAGCGATTCATTGTTATAGACGGCGAGAGGGTCCCTGTTCCTGATAACGCTGTTCCAAAGACAAAGTCTGATGCGAATAAAAACGCCATGACGGGGGAGCAGTTCTTCAGTCTGGCTACCGAAGCTGCGGATGCGGAGAAGTCAATCAGGGAACTTACCAGATTCATGGACGGTGTAGCAAACACCAGTCAGGGCTGGCGTCTTTTAGCGGACCAAGTTTTAGGTGGGTTGAACACCGTTTTTGGCGAGCAACTGACAGAGGAACAGCGTGAAGCAATTGTCGCAGAGGGCCGACTACAGGGGTTGCTTGGCGCAAACCGCGTGGCCGTGCTGGGTGGCGGTGTGATGACGGAGCAAGACGCCTTGCGTCTCATATCAAGACTTGGCGGCGACTTTAACATGACCCGCAATAAGGAAGCGGCTGCACTCCTTATCAAAGACCTGTTTGACGAAAAAGTTTGGCATTACAATAACCTGCTGTTGCCGACGTATAATGGACAACTTAAAGCTACTTACAGAGGTGAGTTCACTGCAAAAGAACCCATAGAATTTGACGCTTCCATGTTTGACCTCATTCCTGAGGCAGAAGTTCCTATCCCAAAAGGATATGAATTAGTCGGCGAGGGTAAGGGGTAATAATGGCAGTCGAGGGAGACATTATTTCAAACCCCAGCACTGGGGAAAGGCGCGTCTTAAAGGGCGGCAAGTGGGAAGCTATGCCCTCCGCTGTGTCTGAGCCTGTAGCAATCCCCCCTGGATGGCGGACAAGGTACCAGCTACCAGGTATGCTGAACCCATCAGAGGGGCAAGCCGAACCCAATACCAGAGCAGTAACGGCAGCCGTACGAACGGCGACCGAGGGAGCCATTATTTCAAACCCAGTCACGGGAGAACGGCTCGTCTTAACGGACGGCAAATGGGAGCCCGTGCGTTCAGGTGTAACCGCCGCTTTTGATTTTGCCCGCAGCGTTGCGTCTGGCGTAACGGGCGGCTTCAACGACGAAATCTCAGCCGCGTTAAACAGCGCCCTTTCAGGGGACACTTACGAGGAAAGTCTGGCGATTGAGCGCAAGCGAAACGCAGAAATCCCCCTCGGCACACAAATTGGTGGGGAGATTGTTGGTTCGATTGCGGTCACAGCCGCCACCCTTGGCGCTGTGAATCTGGCCCCTGTGGCCGTAGCGTCAAGGATTGGCGCAATGTTCAGCAAGCTGCCTAAGTTTCTACAAACCACTGGACTCGGTGCTTTGTGGGGCGGACTTTACGGTGCGGGTAGCGCCGAGGGTGATAGCACAGATCGTCTGGAGGGTGCAGCATGGGGTACGGCCCTCGGCGCTGCAACGGGCGGTGGTATACACGGAGGAGCTAAGGCTCTTGGTTCGGGGCTTAAGGCCATTAAGGGCATCGCGAAAGCTAGAGTGACCCCAGAAAAGCAGGCTGCGACCTTATTGGGCCAAAAACTAGCCGCAGACGGAGTGACCCCAGATCAGGTTTTGACGAGATTGCGGGAACTCGGACCACAAGCCACAATCGCCGACGCGGCGGGGGACAATGTTATCGGCCTCGCCCGTGGTGTGGTTGGTATAACCGGCTCAGGAAAAGAAAAAATAACCAGAACATTAAAGGTGAGGGGATTAGGGGAAAGTGATCGCGTTTCCAGGTCCGTCACTAGGGACCTCGGCCCAAAGGATTACTTTGCCTCAGAGGCAGCATTTTTGCTAAAGCTGCAAATGGGGGCGAGAGCGGCGTATGGAGAGGCCTATCACGCCAACCCCAATATTCAGTCCGCAGCCCTTGACAAGGTTCTCCAAGCACCAAGTGCACAAGACGCCCTCAAGAAGGCTGCAAAGATAGCAGGGGATAACAGGGTGTCCGGGTCAGAGCCATGGCTGGTTGACGTGGGCGAGGAACTTATCGAACTCGCCAGGATTGCGGCCCTTCACGCTGGCGGCGATGCCGTTGGAAATCCAGGCGTGTCCCGAGGCTTGTCTCTGCAAACATGGAACTATGTCAAAATAGGTCTCGACGCACTCTTGGACAATCCGAGCAACAAAAACGAACTTACGGGAGCGTTGACCACCAGTGGCAAAGCAATCTATGGTGTACAGAAAGAACTCGTAGCGGCACTAGATAAAGCAACAGGAGGGAAAAAATCACTTTATGCTGCCGCACGGAAACAGTACGCGGGTGACGCGAAGGTTTTAGAATCACTTCGAGAAGGCTTAAAGTTCAATACGCTGCTCCCAGAACAAATCAAACGCCATCTTGCAGGGTTGTCGGATGCTTCTCGAGAGGCTTATAGAAAAGGTGCGGCCCAGGCCATTCTGAAAATTGTTGAGAGCACCCCTGACACGGCGAGCGTGGCGCGGCGATTACACGCCACTAAAATGAGTAGGGACAGAATCGCAGCGGTGTTCCCTGATCGCAAGAGATATATGGACTATGCCCGACGCATGGTTGCAGAGCAGAAATTTACGGAGACGCAGCAGGCCATCGGCTCTGGTTCGCGGACGGCCCCGATGACGGAAGAAATTGCCGACTTGGCAAGAACGGCGGGTCATGTTGGTGCTGTGGTGGGCAGTAGCATGGGGGTGGCAAGCCCCCTCGTAGTGGCAGGGATAATGCGAAACAAAGCCCGCCAAGCGGTAAACGTCTTGGCGGGGGGGGGGTGGCGGAGTCAACAAAACTCTGGCGGGTTGGCTTGTTACTCGCAATCGCGCCGACCAACTGCGTATTCTTGATCTGGTGCGCCCACACGCTGTTCCCCCTAGCGGAACCGGGGGCATACAGAAGGCGACAGTAGGGACAATCGCGGCAGGCAGCGACAATCTGGACTCTTTGCCTCCCCCCGCAACAGATTCCCAAGGGCCACTTGAAATCCCTGGCGTGAGTGCTATCTTAAAGGGTATGACACCAAAAGCTGTAAGTAAGATACAGGCCGCCCTGCAAGAGTAAAGGGGCATAATAGTTACCCGGTATCAGAGCGGTAACGAAGAATTACTCAAATATATCATTGGTTTAGTGGATATAGTTAGAAGTTAGAGTATTTTGAGAGAAAAACTTTTCGTGAAAGTTTTCTTAAAAAGATATAACTCCTGACACCATTAGTGCTTTGCCCATATTCCAGAAAGAAAGAATTTATTTTTAATTTAATATTGAAATATATTACTATGCGCCCCATCTTTTGATTAGAACAGAAGGAAGATAGAATGTTTACAAAAGCGTGTTCCGTTTGCGGAGGGGCTGTTAGTCATCAATTTAAGAGTGGGCTTGCCCGGCTTAAAACCTGTTCCTCAAGTTGTGGGCAAAGGTTTCGAAAACGCCTGTCTGCAAGAGAGCGCCTTCTTAAGCAGCATGATGTTGATCCAAAAACCGGCTGTTGGGTGTGGAGAGGATCAACTAACACCGGGGGTTACGGCGCTCTGGTAACTCGGGGGAAATTCATGGCGGCTCACCGGGCATCTTACTTTACCTTTGTTTCTCCGATTCCCCCGGGCCTTTCAGTTCTTCATCGCTGCGACAACCCCCCATGTATCAACCCTGACCATCTGTTCCTTGGAACACAAAAAGATAATATGGCCGACATGGTAAGTAAGGGCCGCAGAGCGCCAACGGCAGGCGTCTTTAACGGACGTGCAAAATTAACAAAAGAGCAGGTGTGTAGGATAAGAGATTTGATCGCAGATCAAGGCATGTTGTTACGCGAAATCGCCAAAATGTTCGAGGTCCACGTCGAAACTATCTCAAGAATAAAGCACCGAATATATTGGAAGGATGTATAGATGACCACTCTTGTAGATAGCCAGATCATTGAACTATGCGTGGGGGACAACCCGTTACTGGACCCCTTCTCACCGACCAAGCACCAAGGCCGACCAAGCTGGGGACTATCCTCCGCTGGCTATGATGTGCGGTTGGGGGAAAGCTTCCAGCAATTCAGCAAGAACCTGTACACGCTTTCTCCAGAGTACGTCCCACCCTTTGCTCTATTGGAAACCGAGACAGAAGAGGGGGACTTCTTCCACCTGCCTCCTGGAGTTCTTATACTGGCAGAGACAAAGGAAACCTTCCATCTACCGGACGACATATACGCCACCGTACACGATAAATCTTCCTGGATACGGCTTGGCCTCAACATCCACAATACGGTTATCGAACCCGGCTGGAGGGGGATTCTAACCCTGGAAATAAAGAATATTAATCACGTTCACGATATTATTCTGCGACCAGGACAAGGCATCGCTCAAGTAATGTTTCACCGTTTGTCAAAGACCCCTGATAACCCCTATGAGGGCCACTATCAGGATCAGAAAGGTGTGAGGGTTTCATAATGGGAGTGTTTGATAGCGTTATGTCCGAGTGCCCCGAGTGTGGGACAGGGGTTGAGTTTCAATCCAAAGCGGGTGATTCCTTGCTGGGAGTGTATCAGGTGCCGGGTAGCGTTCCTGTGGCGATAGCGCAGGATCTGGACGAGGAAGTACATCAGTGCGACAAGTGCGGCTATTTCGTCACCCTAAAGGTCAAGCCTTTCAACCTAATATGCAGATATGCGGAGATGGAGGTAGAATGATAACCCGCAGAAGCCTACTGGTCTGCATGTTGGCAGCGCCAGCTATTGTCAGCGCCTCGTCTATCATGAGCGTTGTGCCTTATGATAAGTGGGTTGTGGAGGGACAATACTGGTTCACCAAAGCAAGTCATCGAGAGATAGATTCCAGAATGTTGGCTAAAGGAGAAGCCTGGATGTCCCTGAACGGAATTGGTGGTCCTGCCCACACGAGAGAGGAAATCTTTGCCCGTGCTTTAGCGAGCGAAGGTCTTTATCCCATAGCGTTCCCGGAGATGAAGTGGTTATGAAATACCCCTTCAAGATGGAGCCTTATGCTCACCAGCTAGTGGCTATACAGCGCGGCTGGGAGCGCGAGGAATACGGCTATTTCATGGAAATGGGCACGGGCAAGAGCATGGTGGCCATCGTCACCGCAGCAATGCTCCACGACGCCGGTAAAATCACCGGCATGCTCGTTGTGGCACCCAAGGGCGTGTACAGGAACTGGTCGGACAAGGAAATCCCACAGCATATGCCTGACCACGTTCCGCTGCGCGTGGCAGTGTGGCGCAACCCGCTGACCAAGAAGGTCAAGGAGAAGATCAACGACCTGTTTGTGCCGAACGATGACCTCAATATCCTGGTCATTAACATCGACGCCTTGATCACGAAGAACGGCAATATGGTCTGCGAGAAGTTCCTCCGCAGCCGTAACGTGTTGTTTATAATGGATGAATCGACTCTCATAAAAAACGCCGGAGCGCAGCGCACACAGGCGGCAATTAAACTCGGGGAACTGGCCCGTTACCGCCGCATCCTGACCGGCTCCCCCGTGACGAAGTCCCCGCTGGACATTTACAGCCAGTGCGCCTTCCTGGACCCCCACCTGCTGGGCTTCACCTCTTTTTACACCTTCAAGAACCACTACGCCGAGTTGGAAACAGTGCGTTTGTCGGGACATTCTTTTATGAAAGTCACCGGATACAAAAACACCGACGAGTTACGCGATAGCCTTAAATCGTTCACCTACCGGGTGACGAAGGACGAGTGCCTGGATCTTCCTGACAAGATATTCCTGCGCCGTGAGTTCGATATGACCAAGGAGCAGAAGAAGGTCTACAAACAGATGAAGGAGGACGCTCTGGCGTTCCTCGAGGGCGGCGAGGCCCTGTCATCAACCTCCGTTCTCACCCAATTACTGCGTCTGCACCAGATCAGTTGCGGGCACTTCCCTACCGACGACGGGGAGGTGTTTCCACTCAAGCACAACAGGTTGCGTGAGTTAGTGGAAACCATCGAGGAAACAGGGGGCAAGGTTATAATATGGGCCAATTACAGGGCTGATATCTTTTTGATACTAGCTGAATTGAACAAGTTATACCCCGGACAAACGGTAACTTACTTTGGAGATACAAAAGATGATGACAGACAGCTTGCTGTGCAGTCCTTTCAGGACCCCGATTCAAATATCAGGTTCTTCCTTGGGAACACCCAGACTGGTGGTTATGGCATCACGCTTACCGAAGCCAGTACCGTTGTCTATTACTCTAACAATTATGACCTCGAGAAACGTCTACAATCTGAGGACAGGGCGCATCGAATCGGCCTTGAACACGCCGTCACGTACATAGATTTGGTGTGCAGGGGCACCATAGACGAGAGGATTATCGACGCTCTGCGGAACAAGATATCCCTGGCGAACTCAATCACCGGGGATGCATGGAAGGAATGGATATAGTGTTACAAAACCACAGACAATAAAAGTACAGCGGACTTGTAACACCTATCCGTAGGCCTTATATCACAATCAGAGAAAAGGAGAGAACAATGAGTGAGAAGCCGGAAGTCAGGGCTGTATTCCACGCCCTGTTGCCCTATATCGCACGTCACCATCCGAAGATATTGGCCGGTATGGACGGGGAGGGCTCTTACGAGGAAGTTGTTGAGCAGATTGAGGAGTATCTAGGAATGCACCTTGAAACCTGGGATGATGTTTCGTTTGCCATCAACACCATCACCCCCGACGAGGAAGATGTGCGTCGGAAGATGATAATGGAGATTCTGAAGAATGCACAGGAACCCGAATAATGGGCACAGTCTACATAACGCAGGACAGCGCAGGGAGGAACTTTCTTCCCGCTCGGGAGTTTGGAGAGCTACAGGCCCTTCTTCCCGGAAACGCGCAACTGATCCTGTCGGCAACGCCAATCATTCGCAAGCTAAAGCGGGGTTTGAAAGACTTCTGCGACGAGGATTGTTTGTTGTTATCAGGTGACCCCGCCATCATAGGGCTGGCAACGGCTGTGGCCATGGAGATGAATTTAGGTCGCGCCCGCCTCTTGAAATGGGACAAGAGAGAGAATAACTACTACGCTGTTGCCGTCGATATGCACGAGAAAGGAGACCGCGATGACTGATGTATTCGCAGAAATGCTTGAGGACGCCACAGCACCTGTTGTGCCCTCTGACGACTCCCTCAAGGGGATTGCCGCGCTGGTCGCGGAACAGATTTCCCTCGAGGACGCTATTGCCTCCACGGAGTCCTATCTGTCTTCCCTGAAGCGGGAACTGATGGAGGTGGCCACCCGTAAGTTGCCCGAGGCCTTCGCTGAGACAGGAGGGTCGTCATGGGCAGATGCCGCTGGGAACAGCGTCACTATCAAGCCCTTTGTGTCGGCCTCCATCACCGAAGCACGGCGAGAGGACGCCCACTCGTGGCTACGGGACAATGAGTTTGGAGACTTGATTAAGTGCGTTCTTTCCGCCGATGTTGGCCGTGACGAGGCGATGGCGAAGAAGGCACAGATGGCTTTGACCCGTGCGGCAGTGCCGTATAGCGTCAAGGAAGCCGTTCACAGCGGAACCCTGAAAGCCTGGGTTCGTGAACAGGTCGGAGCGGGTACGTCCATCCCGCTGGAGCTCTTCGGAGCGTACATTGGACAGAAATCGACCATAACGAGAGGTAAGTAAGATGGGAAAAGCAGTAGCAGTTAAAGAAGAGGCCGGTCTTCCGGCAGCGTTTCTTGCAGAGATGTTGGAGGACAGCGGCGACGGTTCGCAGAACGTCACAAGCACTGACATGGCGATTCCGTTCCTGCGGATTCTTCAAAAGATGTCTCCGCAGTTATCGAAGCGCGACAACGCTTATGTTGCGGGTGCCGAGGAAGGCGACATCTACAACTCCGTGACAGGGCAGATCTGGGGTGAAAAAGACAATTTGGTAGTCATCCCGACTGTGTTTAATTTCAAGACCATCGAGTGGAAGCCTCGTGACAGCGGCGGCGGCTTTGTAGCCACCTATGCCCGTGGCGAGGAACTTCCTGCCCATGTGAAAAACGACAAGGGCAAGCTGATTACCAACGAGGGCAACATCCTCGAGGATACGGCTGAGAACTACGTCCTGATTTACGACAAGGATACGGGTTCCGTCGAGCAGGCATTACTCGCCATGAGCAGCACACAGTTGAAGCACAGCCGCAAGTGGAACAGCCTGATCAGCCAGAAGACGGTGGGGGGCAAGCCTGCCCCGCGCTATGGCTACTGCTACAACCTTAAAACAGGGGTTGAGTCAAATGACCACGGGGACTGGGCCGGATGGAGCATCACTGATGCTGGCATGGTCGAGAGTGTGGATGCGTACCGCGCAGCGAAGGCGTTCTGTGCCTCTATCGGGCAGGGCGACGTGGTGGTGAAGCACTCACAAGAAGAAGTCATGTAGCAAACTACTCCCCCCTCGCCAGACGAGGGGGGAGGCTTTTAGAAGGAATTATCATGATAGCTGAACGCTTCATGAATCTGTTTGCCGGTATGAAAGAGGCCCACGGGTGCTACATACTGAAAGGCGAAACCCCTGTTCCCGGAAAGAAGAACAAAGGGACGGGCATAACTAAAAGAAGCCCCCTGACACTTGGGCTGTGGGAAAAACACCTGTCTGGCGACAGCATGCTGGGTGTTATCCCAATACGCAGTGACAACACCTGTCTGTGGGGCGCGATTGACATAGACATATACGACATGGACCTAAAGGTGTTCTCCCAGCGGTGCTATAAACAGAAAATACCGATGATCCCCATGCGAACAAAATCTGGTGGGTGTCACCTCGTTATATTTTTGAAGGACCCTGTTTCAGCACGTTCCTTGCAGGACAAACTATATGAGATTGCGGCCTCCTTGGGCTTCGGCCAGAGCGAGATATTTCCCAAGCAATCAACCGTTCTCGTGGAGAAGGGAGATACTGGCAATTGGCTGAATATGCCATACTTCGGTGGCGCTCGTTCGTCGCGCTATGCCCTTGACGCTACCGGGGAGGCAATGTCTATGGATGACTTCCTTGACGCCGCCGAGAAGCTTCGTGTGTCGCCAGGGGACATGGAAAGCATCGTTATTGAGGAAGTGTCTACGGAACTGGCTGACGGACCTCCATGCCTTCAGGCCCTGATTGCACAGGGCTTCCCTGACGGCACACGTAACAACGGGCTGTTCTCCTTGGGCGTATACTGTCGCAAGGCATTCCCCGACACCTGGGCTGAGAAGCTACAGGAGTACAACCTCAAGTACATGGACCCTCCTCTCGAGAAGAGCGAGGTTTCCATTGTTGCGAAGCAGGTGGACAAAAAGGAGTACAACTACAAGTGCCGTGACCAGCCCATAAAGAGTTTTTGCAACGCCGCTCTCTGTCGCACACGGGCGCACGGCATTGGCAGTGGATCAATGCCCTCGATGACAAGTTTGCGTAAGATACCCACGGACGAGCCGGTGTGGTTTCTGGACATCAACGGGGAATCCATTGAACTGACAACCGAGCAGTTACAGATACAGCCCAAGTTCCAAAAGATGTGCATGGAGGAATTGAACATCATGCCTCCGAGGCAAACGGAAAAGGCGTGGCAGAGCATTATCCAGGCCCTGTTGTCTAAATGCGAGCCTCTGGACAAGCCGCCCGAGACGGGAGTGGGCGATCAGTTTGTGGGTCTTGTGGAGGCGTTCTGTTCTGACGCTCGCATGCTGGCGACTAAGCGTGAGGACCTGTTACTGGGCAGGGCCTGGGCGGGGGCGCATCCTGACGACGAGGTGGACGAGGTGCAGGTGTATTTCCGTCTGAAGGATCTTGTGAAGTTCCTGATCAGGAACCAATTCAGGTCGTACACTCTGTCACAGATAACCTCCCGATTGGAGCGGCTGATGGGTGCCAAACGTCACAAGTTTCACCTTAAGAAAACGACCGTTAACGTGTGGTACATTGCAGAGCCCGAAGGACAAACCGAGCCTTTTGAGATTCCTGAAATGAAGGGGGATGTGTTGTGAAAATCCTCCTGGGGCCTCCTGGTACGGGGAAGACCACGGCGCTGCTGAAGATTGTCGAGGACGCCTTCGCAGGCGGAGTGCGGCCCGACAGGGTTGGGTACGTGGCGTTTACCAAGAAGGCCGCGACAGAGGCTCTGGACAGGGCCAAGGAACGCTTTTCTCTGACCGAGAAGGACCTGCCCTACTTCCGCACCCTGCACTCCTTAGCCTTCCGCTCCTTGGGCATGCGCCGCTCGCAGATGATGGGCAAGCCCAAGATCGAGGAGTTCGGCAATATCATGGGCCTGCGGATGACCAGCACCGTCAACATGGACGAAGGTGCGGTGTTCGGGTCAGAGCCGGGTGATATCGCCCTGTTCGTTGTCAATCTCGCCCGCATCCGTAAAATATCGCTCGAGGACCAGTGGCGGGAGACCCCTAACGACATTCCGTGGTTCGAGGTCGAGCGCGTGAGCCGGGGACTTGAGGAGTTCAAGAAGGCAGAGGCCATCTATGACTTCACCGACCTGCTGGAGAACTGGGTGGCTACAGCCTCGGCCCCCGAGTTGGACCTGCTGGTGGTCGATGAGTCGCAGGACCTGTCCCGCCTACAGTGGGACATGGTTATGAAGCTGGCCGAGAGGGCCAAGCAGGTCGTGATTGCTGGCGACGATGATCAGGCCGTCTTCCGCTGGGCGGGGGCCGATGTGGACTACTTCCTGGGCCTTGAGGGCGACAGGGAGGTGCTGGGCCAATCCTATCGTGTGCCGCGCAAGGTACAAAAGGTGGCCGACGACATTATTCAGCGGGTGACGTACAGGGCGACCAAGGAGTGGGCGCCGAGGGACACAGACGGCGAAGTGAACTATCACCAGAGCATATCAACGATAGACATGAGCGGGGGCACGTGGCTGGTGCTGGCGCGTAACAACTACCTGCTGGGGGAGGCCGAGGAGCAATGCCGCCGCGAGGGCTTGCACTATTCCAGGGGCGGCAGGCCCTCTGTCTCTGCACGGTCGCTCACGGCCATCAAGGCGTGGGAACGCCTTCGTAAAGGCAGTCGGGCGGATTACAGAGAAGTGGGGGCGTTGCTGCATTATGTGCGGAATAACGGCGCGGATCGACCCGACAGGAGTAATTTCGACATGGCTGACGTTAAGCGCATATGGGGGTTACTGTCAGAGGACATCTGGCATGAGGCCTTTGAGCGCATGCCTCTGGTCGAGCGCCTTTATCTTGTGGCCATGCTGCGGCGTGGGGAGAAGATCACCCGAGACCCCAGAATAAAATTAAGCACAATTCACAGCGCCAAGGGTGGTGAAGCGGACAACGTCGTACTATATACTGATATGGCACGTCGGACCTATAACGGCATGCGGGAGACTCCAGACGACGAATTGCGCGTTTTCTACGTGGGGGTGACGAGGGCGAAGGAGAGCCTTCACATCATCACCCCCCAGACAACCCATTATTTTCCATACCTTTAGAAGGATAGATTATGATTATGAAAGTCACTCGCGTTGTAACAGCCTCGCTAATGGTACTGAGCGGATTCGCCTTGGCACTGTCTATCGCCATGAACCCCTTCGCCAACCCGGACCTGTTCTTTGTGGCACTTGGTGCAACACTCGCCGCCGTATGGGCATGCGTCATTGTTGACGCGTTAGACAAATGACAAACGTAGAGAAGTTCGATGCGGCGATGCAGAAGGTCACCGATGACAGGGGGGATGTCTACGGACACCCGCTGGATGACTTCGCACGGGTGAGCAAGGTCAAGGAGGCCGTGGCCACCTGTCAGGACGACGAGGTAAGGCACTGTCTGGAAATGATCGGGGTCAAGCTGGCGCGACTGACGGAAACGCCCGACCATATGGACAGCGTCATCGACATCGGCGGCTATGCCCGCTGCATCGCCATGATCCTCGATGAGCGGGTGGTGCGCGGGGAAAAGTTCCACACCACTGTGGAGAATTGGCGGGATATGTGGGGGAGGGTCTACCCAAAGGACGAAGATGGAGAGGTAACTTTTCACGACAGGACTGCACAGGACATCTGTGAGCATGACATGGTGCGCGATATGTGTCTGAAGTGCGTGTGACACACGAGAAACTCCTTAGCGCGCTGATAAATGCCACGCGGCTTATCGGCATCACGCGGCAGGAAATGATCGCCATGACAGGGTGGAGCCGGGAGACCGTGAGCAAGTGGTACAAAGGGAAGCGGTCTCCCGCGCTCGAACAGTACGTTGATTGGGCAGATGCCCTCGGTTTCGATGTGGTATTAGTGAGAAAGGGTCAGAATGTCATTTCAGGAAGAGCTCTGCCCACCGGAAAGTACCTGGAGCCCCGTAGACGCGCTCCCTGATTTTGCAGGGGCCGATGCCGCCGTAATAGACACCGAGACCTGTGACCCGGACCTCGAGAAGCACGGCCCCGGCTGGGCAACGGGCAGGGGTTTCCTGGCAGGAATCTCCGTAACACTGGTGTTTGGCGACGAACGCAAGACCTTCTACCTGCCCATCGCCCATCAGGGCGGGGGCAACATGAGCAAGTCGTGGGTGCTGGGATATGTTCGGGAACTGTGTGCTGATGCGCGCATCCTGAAGGTCTTCCACAACGCAATCTATGACCTCGGATGGCTATCAACAGCCCATATCGAGGTACTAGGACCTATTTATGACACAATGACCGCCGCCGCCTTGCTGGATGAAAACCGCTATTCCTACTCCCTGGATAATCTGGCCCGCGAGTGGTGCGGCATAGGTAAGGACGAAACCCTGCTGAACGAGGCCGCTGCCATGTATGGCCTTGGTAAAAAGGCCAAGGCGGGCCTGTGGAAGCTGCATGCGAAATACGTGGGGCCGTATGCCGAGGGCGACACAGAGGCGACCTATGCCCTGTGGAAGTACACCGCCGCCGCCCTCGAGGAAGAGGGCCTGAGCGAGATACTGGAATTAGAGTTGGGACTGCTGCCCATGCTGTTAGAAATGCGGAAGCGGGGCATCCGAGTAAATATGGATGCCGCCGATCAGGTGTCGAAGGATCTGGCGAAGATGCGGCGCGACACCCTGGCGGAAATCAATCGCAAGTTCGGCAGCAAGGTAGATGTGTGGACCTCCAGTAGCCTTGCAGCGGCATTCGACAGTGCGGGGCTGGAGTACCCGCTGACACCCAAGGGCGCTCCCAGCTTCGTTGCCGACTTCCTGGAGAAGCACGAACACGAACTGCCGCGCATGATCCGTCGTGTGCGGAAGATTGAGAAAACACAGAGCACCTTTATCAAGGGCATGATCCAGGGGCAGGCTGTCAACGGACGGATACATTGTGAACTGCACCCCCTTAAAAGCGACAAGGGCGGCACGGTCACAGGACGGTTTTCATGCAGCAATCCCAACCTACAGCAGACCTCGGCGCGGGACATAGAGTTCGGGCCGATGGTGCGCAGGCTGTTTCTGCCCGAGGAGTGGCAGCGGTGGTATTCGCACGATTACTCCACCCAGGAATCTCGCTTAACCGTGCATTACGCCGCCCTGACCCATCAGAAGGGTGCCGACGACGCTGTGCAGGGGTATCTGGATAACCCGCGTATGGACTATCACCAGCTTGTCGCTGACATGTGCGGCATCGAGCGCAAGCCAGCGAAGACGATCAATTTGGGGCTGGCCTATGGCATGGGCATGCTGGAGTTGTGCCGCCGACTGGGCCTGCCGACAGAGACCAACGAGGCGGGCTATGAGATGGCGGGGCCGGAGGGCACGGCGCTGATGGCGCTGTATCAGGAGAAGGTGCCGTTCGTCGGGGGGCTGACAACGAAATGTTCAAACCTTGCTGCCGACAGGGGGTACATAAAGACCATCCTTGGGCGCAAGTGCCGCTTTGATATGTGGGAGCCTGTGGGGTTCAAGAGAGGGAAGTTTATCCGTGGCAGGGAGGCGGCTATGGAGAAGTTCGGGACGGAAGTTCGCAGGGCCGGGACGCACAAGGCAATGAACAGGGTTATCCAGGGGTCTGCGGCGGATCAAACAAAAAAGGCCATGCTGCTATTGTATCGTGAAGGGCTGCTCCCTATGTTACAGATGCACGACGAACTAGCGTTTAGTTCTGACAGCGAGAAAGACATGCAGAAGGTTATAGAAATCATGGAAAATTGCGTACCCCTCAAGGTTCCCAGCATCGTTGACACCGATAGTGGCGCGAACTGGGCAGAAGCAACATACAGTTAACACCTGCCAGGATTGGCCGGTGCGAGCGGCATCGGAGCATACCAAGTTCTTATGCGTCAGGTGGCAGGGGAAGGTATTCATGCCTGAATAGGAACAACCGTTTGTCAAGCGCCCGAGTGAGTTTTCACTTTTCTGGCTCATGAAGGTACCTACAGCCCGACGCCGGGGCGGGTCTTGACAGACCCCGGCAGAAATTAGAGGAGAAAGAGAAATGTTTTATCTAGTACGAGTTACAGAGTCTAAAGAAGCCGTAGGCATCTATTTTGCAATGTCCCTGGCAAACCTGCGTGACATGGTGGACGAACTCACCGACCCTGGTGGCTGTGACTACCGAAGTATGCCAGAGGGGGGTCTGACGTTCGGAAACAGATGCCCCGCAGTCCCCTTGAATAATGACTTGGAGGACAAGGAGGCAGGGGAAGATTACGGCGCTTTAATGCTTTCAGTTGACGGAGCCACCGAAGAACTGGGCGAGGAGTTTTGGGGCACCGATGACTGGAAGGCCCTGTGCGGTAGGCCTTCTCGCGCAGCCGCCTTGATGGGTGCCGATGAGATGACAAAGCATTGACAACAGAAGAGACATTGAATTGGAGAAGTTGTTATGAAGTACGCAGTTAAAACTGATCTTTTGGTAGAGGCCTTGCGGGCGATTGCAAGTAGGCAATGCCACTTTGAGGATGGCCCGAGAATGGATTCTGAGAAGATTGTGGAGGAGGCTTTCCTTGATCTGGCCAACTGCATAGAACACTGGTCAGAGTGATGAAACACCTAATGATTGACCTCGAGACAATGGACACGTCACCTAGTGCCATTGTCCTCAGTGTGGGGGCGGTGGTGTTTGATCCAGACGTTGGAACCGTCGATGAAGGCGAGGGTTTCAATGCTGTCCTGAACATCCAATCGCAATTGAACGCCGGGAGGACCCTGTCGGGGGGCACACTGAAATGGTGGTTCAAACAATCGGACGAAGCCATCCGAGCGTGGAACAAGGACGACCGCCAATGCCAGCCGCTGGAGATGTTCGTCGATAGGTTCCAGCAGTTCTGGCACAAAAGTGGGGTTCAGTTCGTATGGTCGCACGGCTCGGTGTTCGACATCATGATCCTGGAGAACATGGGCATCGCCCCGTGGAAGTTCTGGGATATCCGCGACACACGGACGTTATTTCACAAAACAGGTGTGACGATTGGCCGTGGCAAGGGAACACACCACACGGCTCTTGACGATGCGGTTGCACAGGCTCATGCCGTGTGCAAGGCGTGGAAGGTATGACGAAACTCAGACTCATGGAGTGCTCCGATTACAGGACTATGTATGACGAGTATGGGGACGGGCTTTTGTACAGCGATAACCCTTACATGGGGAAAGAGGTGTCGATATGCTGCGGGTAAACAGAGGGATGGTAGGAGGGCCGCAGTGCCCAAGCTGCGGGGATTCGCACACGGACGTATATGACAGCCGTAGAGCGCCGGGGACCATACTGCGTCGTCGCAAGTGCCAGAAGTGTGCGCATAGGTTTCCCACATGGGAAACCATGGAAGACCCACAGCAGGCAGGACACCTCGTTCGGATGATGGAGGGACTCGGTCATAAGATAGACGCCCTTGCAAAGGCCTCTCAGGTTGTGGTTGTTAAGGAAGAAAGGAAAGTGGTGAACTGGAAATGATAGAAAAAGCAGCGCGAGTTCTTTGTTGGAAAAACGGCATGGACCCCGACACTTCGTTAGGGGGCGACGGCGAAAACTTCCTCTGGATGGAATATGTGGACGAGGTGAGGGCTGTTATTGAATGTCTCGAATGGCCGTCTGACGCTATGGTAGAAATTGGAGCCTTGGCGATTAACAAAGCACTGGCCGAGGGCTTCGCTATACAAGATGCCGTGGAGCATGCTTACAGGCGCATGCTGAAGGTGGCGGCAGAAGATGACTGACGCGCTGATATTCAGTGGCGTCAACGTAGGGGCGGGGTTTGTCGTTAGCTGGATGCTGACCTACTACCTAATCCCATGGATGTTCAGCGTTGGTCACAGCAGCAGTCGCACCACAGCGTTGACCATGGTGTATACCGGGGCTGCGCTGATCCGTAACGTGGTAGTGTTTGAGGTGCTGGTATGAGTTACGAGGGGTATGTGGAGTATCTGTGTGAAAACGGCCACTATTGTCAAAACGGGGCTTACGAGACCGATCACACAAGGTGTCCTTTGTGCAACGGAAAACTGACCTACATAAACTTCGTAGATGAAACAAACGGGGAAGATAAAGATGACCCTTGTACAATGCCTGCTGAAACAGAAGTTATTGGAAACCATAAGGTTGCAGAAGAGGATGCTTACGGCAACTCGTACTTTGTGGACATCCCAAAACTAAAGCCTGCTTCTGACCGCTGGCGGGCGAAGACTGAGTTTGATTCATGACCAAAGAATGGGAAGAAGTCAGCAACATCTTCATGAGGTGGGAGGATACGATTCGCATCATCGTGCACAAGGATGGCAGCATGAAAGCTAAACTCATTAAGAATGGGGAGCCGGTGGGTGTCCGAGCAGAAAAGACATGAACACCCTGGAGAAAAGTTTGTGGAAGCTGCTCAAAGGGCATCTGCCGAAGGGGTGTGATTACCAGCGTATTGAGACGGGCGGCGTGGGGCTCGGTGTGCCCGACGTTAATGTTTGTCTCGACGGGGTGGAGACATGGTTGGAGTTAAAGGTCGTCAAAGGTAAGCGCGTCGAGCTTGACTCTGCTCAATCTACGTGGCACTGGCGGCGCGTTAGGGCTGGCGGGAGAGTATGGATCTTGGCCAGGGATCGTTATGACCTCGTCCGCAAGGGGAAGATGGATAGGCTCTACTTATGGCGCGGGGAAGATTCGCATAAGGTTCGGGATGGCGGCGTGGAGTACCCTGCGTTTATGACGTGGGATGCCCCGTTTCCTTGGTCGGGGATTATTCCTGTTCTTCTCGGCCCGTAGGGAATAGGCCTAGAGCGGCGGGGCCTCGTGAGAATAACGGGAACCCCTTGTTAAGAGCCGTGTCCCGCATCTTGGGGGTTATTGTCATGGAGTGTACGTTGGATTTGGCTCGGTGATTCTTTAACAAGGCTTCCGCCTCTGCCTTTGTTTCAAATGATTTAAGGGCGGATTCTCTGTCGCCCATAACGAACCGCCATCTACCATCACCTTGCTGATAAACCTTGCCCACTTGACCAACTCCAATATCAATATCCTCAATGACAGCGTCGAACTTGCCCTTCTTATTGAACTTTCGGGCGTAGTTCGGAATCATGTTGTCGTACAGGGACTTTAGTCCTTCGCCTCCTATGGCTAGGTCCAGACCTTCAAAAATGCCGCCTGCTTCCTTGGAACCAGTTATTTTACCAGCAAGGTCTTTGCCTATAAACGAAGCAAGTTCTTTATCTGTTTTGGTCTCCAGCATGAGGGGCTTTCCGTCCTTGAAAATCCCTATGCTATATTGACCCGTATCACTCTCTGAGCCGTGCTTGTATTGCTTGTCCCATGAGATGCGGTCAACTTGCTTACTCAAATCATAGCGGTCAGCCTGTTGCTTGCCGGTTGTCCAGGCAATGCGGTCAAAGTCATTCTCCGCAGCCCACCGGACCATGCGGCGGAAGGCCATTTCATGCCAGTTCTTCTTGAGGGGCGCGTCGGGGACGCCTTGCTCGCTGAGTCTTGCTAGGGCATTAGATACAGCCTCCTCAACACTGGGGGCTGTTGAGATAAGCATGCCGTCACGGTCCCTGACAGCACCTTTCATATCAACTATGTCTGTGGTGTATCCCTCAGGTAGTTCAGTGACGGGTTTTTGGTATCCCTTATCCCTGCCCTTAGCATGCCAATCGCTTTGCATTTCCTCGATGAACAATACGCGCTGTCCGTCTATCTCGCGCTCGTTGAAACGGACATGGGCGAGGACGTTGGGTTCGTCGTAGTGGCCTCCGGTGAAATTTACCTTGGAAGTTTCGGCGACGTTAAACAAGGCTTGGCCGCTGTCCCGTGTCCGTTGAACGGCGTCTTCCGCGCTATCCGCGGTAATCGTGCTTACTAAGCGTCCAGTGTCTACGTCAAATACGCGATAGTTTCCATCAACGGGAACGGGACTGGCCCTTAGCTTAACTTCTCTTGAGGGTGTCTGTTCCGGCAACGTCAGCAGCAGTTCGCGGTAGTTCTCTCCTCCTGGGAGGTTTAAGTTCGGGTGTGTGTCGGGTCCGAATTGGGGAGAGCCGGGGCCACGCTCTCTTAGTCTTATCAAAGCAAAGTATTCTTCCCGCTCAGACG